ACCGACAGGCCAGAGCCCGGAAGGTTGACACGGTTGGCAAGCTGAAGAACGGCGGAGGCGTAGTCCGCCTTCGACCAAATCTCCTGAGACTGTTCCGGGGTAAGTGTGATCCCCGTGGTGGAGCGACTTACGTCGACCATGATTGTTCCCCTTTCAAGGGCTAAAAGTCGCCGAGCTGTTCAGCGAACGCTGCGGCATTAGATGAGGTGCCCGTCTTGTCCTTCGGCCCCTGTGACGGGTCGGCCTTGGGGAACGGGGACTGCGGTGTGTCGCCTGGAATGAGTTCCTTCAGCGAAGCCGCGTCCGTCTTGAACGTGTCCTCGTCTGTTCCCTGCAGGCGCGCAATCAGATTCGCGGGAAGTCCCTCCGCAATGCCGACGTTCAGTTTCGTGATCGTGAGATCCTTCGACTTGACATCGGTGCTCAGGGTGGCATTCTCGGCCTCGAGCGTTTTGATGCGCTCGTTGGCTTTATCAAGGTCTGACTTGTCTGCGTCTTCGATCGCTTTCAACTGCGCGGAGAGGTCTTTGTTGGCCTTTTCCGCTTCGTTGGCGCGCTTCCGTTCGGCAGCGAGCGCCGCCTTGCCTGCTTCTCCCAACGAATCCGAATCGCTCGGCTTGTCGGGGGTGGGGTTGTCATTTTCGGGCATTGGGTTGTCTCCAAAATCGCTCTGGATGAAACCGCCAAACATCGCGTATAGGCGGGGGCTTATGGGCTCGGTCTAGCCGAGGTAGAAGTTGTTGAACTTCCGGGTTGCGCGGTCGACCAAGATTCGGTCGGCGCGCTGCTGGGCGAGGATCTCCGCGCCGGTGTGACCCGAACCGGTCATGTAGCCGGCGTCGCGGAGGAACGCTTGACGGAGCGCCAAATCGTCACCGGCAATCTCATTGATGCTCTCGGGCATGAGGCGAACACGAGACGTCGACCTGTATCGGGAACCCTGCAGGCGCTGCAACGAGGCTTGCGATTGACGCCTGCCGAACTCGCCACGTACCGTCGTTCCCTCAGTTGTCGTATAAACCTGTACGGGGGAACCATTTGGCCGATAACCGATAGTGGTTTTCACGAAATGGCCGCGAGGATCACCCGGTTTGACACCGCCGCCGATCGACGACGAGTAACCGATACCGTTCGCCCCGCGCCGGGCTGAAACAACCTTGTGAATGTCAGCACCGTCGCGAATCGACTGAGCGCCTGCCCTGGTGAATACCCGATCCTGCTCAGCATCGCTCAGCGAGTCGAAGTACTCATCCGGCGACGAATGAAACCCAGCCGGAGCTTTCGCCTCACCATCGACAACAGGTGCAGTCGTACATTTACAGGCCGGGTGGCGCTTGAAAGCCGTGCCATAACTAGAAATTCCGGCCAGCATTGCGCAACGAGAACACGCACCAGGCGAAACGACCCGCACGTAATGCGTGTATGAACGGCCGGTTGCTGAAGTGATGTCCGCGGAGCGGCCCATATCAGCAATGACCGTCTTCATGATCGTCGCCAGATAGTTCGCACCAGCTTCAAGGGACTGGGCTCGCCCCAGACCGGCACCAACAGCCTCTTTAGTGGTAGTGACCGCACCAAAAAGGATGCCCTCAACGTCACGGCCAGCACCGTCCACACCGGCGAACGCTTCGGGGACAAGGCGTGAGCTGGTCGCATCGAAGTCGTACTGCTTCGCGAACTGTGAAGTGTAAGAATCAGACCCTCGAGCAGACGCAACCTGAGCGCCGGTCGCCTGCTGAACAATCTGCGGTGCCAAAACAGCCCACGAACCGTTCAAGTCGTCGTAATCGACCTGATTCCATGCCCTCAGCGCCCGTGTGGTCGCCAGAGTGTTGATCTCGATCAGACGCCGCTGACGGGCGTCCGCAAGATCGGCTGGGGAAACCATTAGACCGCCTCAGTTGCCGCCTGAACACCGAAACCAATAGCAGCTTCCGAGTCGGCCGCACGCCGATCCTTCATCTGCTGAATCGCGGCAGGAGTTTCCCCAAGGCGCTCCTGAGCTGTCTCCCAATCGATCAAACCGACCTGGAAACGCTTCACAACCGCATCAGTCATCTGCGCCACAGTCGGAGTGCCAGCATCACGCCAAATCGCCTCGAGCTGACGCGCATCGGTGTCCCACACGCCGTCACGGAACCGCATAACAAGGCGCTGAACCGACTCCCACGAATGACCGAACCCGACCTGCTTGCGCTCAGCATTCTTGATCAAGCGCGTCTCACCAGCACGCTGCCCATCAGCGGACGGCGGGTTTTGCGTGTTCAACCCGAAGTACTCCACCGGAAGTGACGTCACGCCCGACGCAAGTCGGGCGTACATGTTCACGATGTTCTCAAAATTGGACAGATCAGCGGCGTCGAACTGGAACGTTTTAGCGTCTTTATTTGCCATCGCCCACACAGAACCGAAATACGCCTGCCAAGCTGACAGGGGCTGCCCGTCGGCACCAATAAAGTCACCCTTGGTAGCGCCAAGAACGCCCCTCTGAGGGGCTGCCATCGTCTCCTGCGCCAACTGTGCGTTCGTGACCGCCCGAGACGCTGAATTGGCGATAGGGATAATGTCAGACATCTCCGAAACGCCCTCAAGGATCGACCCTTTACGGCGAGTGGCACGGTTCCGGTTCACCATAACAACCACCGGAGCAGTCCCCAGGTTATGAACGTCCGGCTCGAACTCGTTCTCCCACTTGCCGTTGTTCAGACGCAACCAGAGAGTTCGGTTCGGGAAATAAAGAGTGATGCGCTGATCGGGCGAAAGGCCATCCACCCCGCCCGGATCATACGACCGCAAAGCCGCAATAACCCGATGAGTGCGAGGGTCACGAACGGCAACCATCTCCATCGGAGACTCGACCGTGATCAGCGGATAGCGACGATCCTGCTCGTTCGTCCCTACACAGATATACGACCGCTCAAGAGCCAACGCATCCGTGTGAGCAAAGGTCTGCCGCTCATCCATGTTGTTGTACTGCCAAACCTCCCACAAGGAAGCATCAGCAGACTTGCCCGGAAGCCGGAACCCTTGCACATCAAGCCGGCGCTCCACAGAATCCACCGTCGTCCGCGGCCAGCCGAGGATGACAGCAAAATCCTTCAACTCGTCGGGGATAGAAAGCCCCAACTGCTCAAGCTTCTGCTCACCCTCGTAATAGTCATTCAGGGTCGACGTGCGAGCCCGCGAACGATCAAGGGTCGCCTTCAAATTAGTCAGCAGCGACCGCTCAGTAACACTGAGGTTGATACTCATGGAGATGTCCAACGGATCTCCAATCAAGATCAACGAAAAACGAGAACGGTATTGTCTTCAGGCTCAACAGGAGCCAAATTCCGAGAAAACGCGTACGTAGCCAAAGTGACCGCGACCAGAGGCGTGATGTCCGTCGTGTCGCGACGATGCCAACCCCACAGGCCAGAATCACCAAGTGGACGCTTACGGGCCGACTCGAGTGCCGCCGTCAAGCCCGACTGCTCCTTGAATCGAAGCCGGTCATCATCAACCAACGTCTTGAACTGCCCACACGCCTGCCCGTACTGCGTCATCGACACAACATCGATCTCAAGGCCACGCTCAGAAAACGCAGGCAGCAGTGAGCCGGCAGGACCAATCGCATCCAAGGTCACCGACAACGGCGACCACTTCTCCACCAACTCTTCGACACGATCAACAACCCAGCCGGTTCCGCGCTTACGCTCGACAACCTCAGTGTGCATAAGACCATCAGCACGCCGGCCGGCCATCGCAATCGACGTAAACGACGAATCCGGGTTCACATCGATCGCAAACGCAACAGGGTCCAGCGCGGACGACAACGCATCAGCGCGCTGCTCCCACACATCCAAGTCAATGACCGTCGCACCCTGCGACTCATCCACAATCCCGAGACGTTCGCGAGCAAACGCCACTTCAGACAGTGCTGAACGTTCCTTCTCGATGAAGTCGATGTGGATGCGGCCGGCTTCGGTGCCCGGGTTCGCATCACGCCATGCCTTGTGATCGTCAAGATCAGCCTTCGGGTCTGCGCTGTACTCGATGTAGCAAAGGTTCTTGTCGCCACCCTCACGGCCGCGTTTCATCACCGACTTCAGGACAACCGACTTATCCAGCGCCGCTGACGAGGTGTACAGAAGCTGAGGATTTGGACGGGCCGACATCGTAGGCAACGACGCCGCAATAGTCTCTTCCGGCAAGTCGTACGCTTCGTCGTAAATCAGACGATCACACGAGAAACCACGACCTGAATTGCCGGACCGTGCCAAAAATCGGAGCCGTTGGCCGGTCTTCAGCTCGATGCCCTCATTGCCGGCACCCGTCAGAATCCCATTCGACCGACCGTCGTTCTTCAACTGATCGAACAGCTCAGGGGTGTTCTCAATCAGCCCACGGATACGCCGAAACGCCTCCTGCGCAGTCTTAAACTCATGCGCCGTATGGATGATCAACTGCTCACCAAACAGGAACAACCCAGCGAGCTCAATACACTCGAGGACACTGTTCTTCCCGTTTTGCCTGGGCAGGATTAGTGCAGCCTCAAACGACGTCCACTGACCATTCGGCTTCTCGGCCAAAATGTCCATCACCGCTTCACGCTGCCAACGATCCAAAATCAGACCAGCAGACGCCGCCAACTCAATAGCCTCAACACCCGACGAAAAGCCATACTTCGGAACGCTACGAACTCTTGGCAGAACGAGACTCGGCACGACGCTTCTCCCGCTGACTCTTCAAATCATCACTAACCACAGCAGCAGGCTTCACAACCGCCTTAGAACCAACCGAAGCCATCAACGCACGCAACTCCGAAGCCATCGACGCATTCGCCTTCTCATCCAGCGCAGACGCCAACGCCAGAGCCACAGAACGCTGCCAACCCCGAACCTCAAGACGGTCCAACTCGTCGGTCACATCATCGAAAACCGGCACTTCGGCACCCCCAAAAGGGTCGATATTTTGTCGCGAATAAAGAAGGTGCCC